CCGGGATGAGTTCGCCCGGCTGGGCTATAGCGCCGTTAGCTGTGATCTGATCCCGAGCGAGACATCCGGGCCTCACTTCCAGTGTGACGTGCTGGACCGGCTGGGTGATGGGTGGGACATGATGCTTGCATTTCCCCCCTGCACCCATCTCTGTGTGAGCGGGGCAAGATGGTTCGATACGAAGCAGGTGGAACAGCGAAAGGCTATCTACTTTTTCAGGGAACTGGCCAACGCGAAGATCCCAATGATCTGCATTGAGAACCCGGTAGGCATCATGTCTACGGTATGGCGAAAGCCAGACCAGATCATCAAGCCTTGGCAATTCGGTCATCCCGAGTCGAAGAGGACATGCCTGTGGCTGAAGGGACTACCTCTGCTGAAACCAACCAGGGTGTTGTCCCTGCCGAAGTGTGGGTACTGGAAGAATCAAACTCCAAGTGGACAGAACAAGCTGGGTCCGAGTGCGACAAGATCGCAGGACAGATCGAGAACCTATCGAGGAATAGCGAGAGCGATGGCAAAACAATGGGGGTGCTTGTGAGGGTCTTTCTACAAAAGTCTGAGTTGTCCGATCAATCAGAGGTGTGGGACATTGGATTGCAGCAGGACCAGAGTGTGATCCGACTGCCCTGTGAGAGCTACGAGACTGCAAAAGAAATAGCGGGGGAGATCCAGCGTTGGGTTAGTGAGACGCTAGAGCTGGTGGGAGAAGTGGAGGAATTGTGATCTTTACCTCTCTGTTAAAGCATCAACGGGACGCTGCCTTCTTCCTGGGCAAGAGAAACGGGGGGTGCCTCTTCATGTTCCCCGGCTCAGGAAAAAGTCTCGTCGCCCTGACATGGCTGGAGAGGCACAAGGCAAAGAAAATCCTGATAACGTGTGACAAGAACAACTCAATCAATACATGGCCCGAGCAGATCTGGAGGCATTCGGATTACGATTGCGCGGTACGACCGGCCAACCCGGCTGAGTTGATCTACTCGCTCCGGCCTGTCTGCGTGGTTGTGAACTACGAGTACTTGTCTGCCCACTCTGCCGAGTACGCCGCTGTCGAGTGGGACGCATGGGTGGGTGACGAGTCATCTGAGTTCAAGGACCAGCGGACGGACAAGTACCGGGCCTTGAGGATCGTGACCTCCCCGATCCCCCGGCGATTGATAATGAATGGTACGCCTGTCACCGAAAGGCTGGAGGATCTCTGGCCCCAGATCGCGCTGCTCTCTCTGGAGAGACTCGGTAAGTCGATGGGCCAGTTTCGCCAGCGGTACATGCAGCCCGAGCCAAGGGGCTACGGCTGGGTTGCCCAGCGGTCTGCGTTCACGCGGGTTCACGATGACCTGGGCTCGCTCGCGTACTGGTTGGAGAACGATGGCACGATCAAGATGCCCGAGAAGCAGGAGATCACGGTCAGGGTGGATATGACCCCGCAACAGAAGGAGATCGACGATGAGTTCAAGTCAGAGTTCGCCGCGTCACTGGACGGAGAACGGGTCGAGGTCAACAACGCAGCAGCCCTGTTCGTCAAGCGATGCCAGCTTGCCGGAGGAATATTCCGTGGCGAAGTTCCGCGCCCCGTTCCTACCGCCAAGCTCGACGTGCTGGGACGGATCGTCAAGGAGAACCCCGAGTCGAGGATCGTCGTGTGGCATCACTACGTGCCCGAGACTGGGTTGCTTGCCGACTATCTCAGATCCAAGGGAGTATCGCCCCTGGTCTTCGATGCCCCGACGAAACAGGAAGTGCTGGAGGCGTTCGCTCAGGGAGAGAGCCGCGTCCTGCTTGCTCGCCTGTCGCTCTGTCGCGGCCTCAATCATCTTGTGGGCGCTGAGGTTGCTGTATTTTGGAGCAATCCTTTTTCTTATGCTCGACGCGCTCAAGCCGAGGGGCGCACATGCCGGATCACGTCAGGGTTCGACACCACAACGTACTTCAACCTCATTACGAAAGGGGGAGCTGACGAAATCGTTGCCCATTTCCTCAGCCAGAAACAAAGTCTCTCATTGACATTGAGTAGTCTCAACGCTATTATGTGCTATCAAACTAAAGTATAGGAGGTCCAATGAGCGAAGATAAGGTGGTGGATCGGCAGGGGGTGACATCGATCTGGTTTGCCAGAGACATGCAGCGTCTCCGGCATCGGGTCGAGGCACTGGCTGAATACGGGATCTCGTTCAACTCGGTCGTCATGGCCTGCCTTGAGGCCTGCATCGACACGCTGGAGAAGGAGTGCCCGACGAAGCGGAGGATCGTTATCAACGGAAAGGTGGTTATCCTGTGAGTGAACCGAAAACAGTTCTGACTTACTCCCGTATCAGCACCCACATGGAGTGCCCGATGCGTGAGTATTACCAGTACCGCGTCAATGGGGTTGGGATCAAGCTGACTGACATCTACGTCCCGTTCATTGAGGGCGCGTTCATGCACTACGCGCTCAAGATGTACTACCGGACAGGCCTGATGCTCCGGGCCAACATGATTAAGCAGATGCGGGCGCAGATCGACGAGCTTGGCCCTATTAGCGAGGATGTGGCCATCAAGCTGTCCATCGCCCTCCAGGCATCGGTCGGCGCTGCTCTCGGGTACAAGGAGATCTACCGCAACGATGTGGATCGAAAGGACAACACGGGCAAGGTGGTTGAGAAGGGGATGTGGAAGGTCTTGTTTGCAGAGGAGCCGTTCTCCTTCGAGTTCGAGGATGTTCAGATCGATGGGGTGATCGATCTCGCTGTTGTGTCGAAGGACAACAACATCATTGTCGAGAACAAGTACCTGACTTCAGTGACAGCGGACAAGTACAGCCAGTTGCCGCTTGATCTCCAAGGGTTGATCTACTCCGAGGGGTTCAAGGCAAAGACCGGAGAGTACCCGGATCTCAAGGGCTGGAACTTCATCCTGAAGACTGCTCTCAGGAGAAAGCTGGGGAGCGAGAAGCATCCGCTTCCCGAGACGCTGGAGGAGTACGAGGCGCGGGTTCAGCAGCAGTACGTTCAAGAGCCGGACAGAATGTTCTTCCGACCCCCGCCGCTGGTCGTGTCGAAGAAGATGATCGACGGACTCAAGGAGCAGCTCCACCTGTTCCTTGAAGAGTTCAAGCGGCCCCCGATCATGCGGTTCTCGTCCTGCCTCGGGATGTACGGCAGGCCGTGCCCGTTCATCCAGGCCTGTCAGGCGAAGCTCCAGGGCAAGGCCGATGGTTGGAACGCTCCCGAGTGTACGGGACTCTATAAGATGAAGGAAGCGCAGCACGAGGAACTGAAGGAGGGGAAGAATGCCAAAGGCAAAGGAAAGTAAAACGGTTGTGGGGGAAGCAGGTCCGGGTGGTGTGTCGATTGTCGATATGCCCCCGAGCTTCGACTTCCTGCGTTCGATTCAAGTGTGGCAGGGCAAGCCCAAGATGGGCAAGACCTCAACCGCTGCCGCTCTCGGTCCAGCCGCGAAGAAGCTGGGGCTCGATGGGATCGATCCCTTCTTCATGCTGTTCGAGCCGGGAAGCGGGGGCGTCAACATCAAGGGGACGAGCGAGAAGTGTTGCAGCAAGAGGGGCTGCCCGGACTGCGAGGGTGTTGGGACGAAGCGGAAGATCCTGTCCACCCTTGACGAGATCGATGAGTGGTTCAAGTGGGTAGCTGCATCGAAGTACAACCCAATCGTGATCGATACGGGAGATGCCATGTATCAGGCCGTGGCAGACAGCGTGTGCGTCCGGCTGGGGATTCCGAACCCAACGGCCAGCGATCATGGTATCGCGTGGGTCAACATCTTCGATGAGTTCCGGGGCTCGGTCGGAACGCTGACCGGCGCGGGCAAGTCTCTCATCTTCATCATGCACGTCTACATGCAGGAGAAGCGGGTGACTGGCGGCACGATCAACACGGCCACGTTCAACATCTCGGGGAAGTCAAGGCAGTTCATTGCAAGTCAGGCGAACCAGATCTTCCACTTCGATGTCGTGCCGAACGGCAAGTCCGACAAGTTCGTGATTCGGACGAAGCCCTCGGCAGGGATCGAAGCCGGGGATCACTGGGGCATCTGCCCCGAGGAGATCGACCGGGGCGACTCCCCGGAGGAGGCGGCAACGGCACTGTTGAAGTGCTTCTACGAGGTTTAACCATGACGCTCGTTCTGGTTCTGTGCGCGTTGGTGCTGGTCAAGTTGGTGATGGTTGTTCTATCCGCAATAGGAAAGTGAGGACACACGATGAATCCGTTACTGGCAAAGGCAATGCAGTCGTTCCGTGGGCAGACGGTCAAGGTTGACGCGGGGGGATTCGACAACTCCCCTCTGCCGGAGGGAATCTACACCCTTCAGGTCGTGGACTCCAAGGTGAAGGAGTCAACGGACAAGGCGGGAGTGCTTCGCCCGAAGCACTACCAGATGTGGAAGATCATGGTCGGGGACTCAATCGGGAGAAACGTGTTCCCCTTCTCCCCGTGGCTGGATGATGCCAATGGCGTCATGTCGATGGCGCGGACAGTCCGGCAGATCAAGGGGGATGTCGTTCCGGGTGAGAAGACTGACGATGGGCAGTTCATCCTCAATCTGGCCGACTTCGTGGCCGAGGCTGACAGCCATGCCGCTTCCCTGATCGGCGAAGTGGTTGAAGCCCGGTGCGTCAACCAGAAGGTGAAGGCCGATGGCTCTCACCTCCGGGACGATGGCACCCCCCGGCAGAACTGGTACTTGAACCGCGCTCTCGGCAAGGATGCCGAAGCCCTCAAGAAGCCGGTAGGTACGCCGAGGAAGAATGAAGTCCGCAAGCCGAGTGCTCCGATGAACGTGAACCGCAAGAAGGTTCGCCGGTAGCCATCCCGTGGGATGTTGGGGTGCGGTGGGTTTCGTCATGGTTCCCTGCCCACCCCTCCATCCCCTTAAGGAAAACCATGAAGAAAATCCGACTCATCGATCCTTGGACTGCCTTCATCCTTCAACACACAAACAAGCCTGAGCTTCTCGGTGAACTCTTTGAAGACTACCTGCCGGACAACGGGCAGTCGAAGGTCCGGTGTCCCATCCACGGGGACACGGCTGCGTCACTCCACATCTACCCTGCCGGGGATGCCCACTGCTTCGGCTGTCGGTTTCATGCCGACGACCTGATCGAGTTGTACTCGAAGCTGAACGGAATCACTTACGCGGAAGGACAGGACACGCTCTACCGGAGGATCGTAGACATCATCCCTGAAGAGAATGTCTTCCAGTTCGAGCGAAATCTGGTGGAGGCTCCGTGGCAATGGCTGACGGTTGAGCGAAACATCTCTCCGTCCAGCATCAAACAGTTTCATCTGGGCTTCGATCCGCTTCGACAGCGTGTGACCATCCCCATCCCCGATGCTTTCGGGTACTACCGGAACATTCGCTACGTGGCATGGGTTGAGGAGCAGGTCAAGCACGGCAAGATCCTGAACGAGCGGGGCCACGGAGAAGTGCGGCTGTTCCCCGAGCCTGC